TAAAGTCGCATTCCGTGCAGTTTACTAATCGCATTGTCGGCCAGCGACCACCTTCAGGTGACGGGCGGACGAGGACTTGAAGCTTGACCGGACGGGCTCCGCAATATGGGCAATTCGGGAATCTTGTTCGTCGTATTTCCTTGCCCTCATGAGAAACCGACAGCGCTCTTCGTATTTCAGACTCGTCCTTGCCACCCCACACGCCCCAAAGTTCTTTTTCTTCAAGGGCGTACTTTAGGCAGTCTTTCCTTACTGGGCACGAGTAGCAAAGATTCTTAGCATCGTACCTGTCCTTGAGCTCAGCAGAAAAGAAGTTAGGGGCAAGATGCTTGTTCTCTGGCTTCTTACACTCTGCGTTGTCCTGCCAGTCGAATCTGCTTAGACCGCTAGGCATCGATTTCGACCCAGGTAGCTTCTAGCACCTCGTCGATTTCGTCACCGTAGTACGTCTCTCCGTCAGCGTCGCAAACTGTTGGCTCGTCGTCTCCGTCTGTGTATCCGACGTATCCATGCGTCGGCACACCTGACTCGACAAATTTGTAGCCTTCACCTAAGGAGAGAGCTACTCCATCTCTTTGAAGAGACGATGCCAAAGCGCGCTTTACAACTTCATTTTCAATGTCTACATGCTCGATAGTGTAGTAGACAATTCCACCGCTCGAGAATAAAGAGTAGTCTTCACCTAACCACTCAGACCATAGAGTCTCGCCTGGGCGTGAATCATTCATACCGAATGATTCTATACTATGACCATTGCTTATCGGAGCAATATCGTAGAGTTTATTGTGCGGAACTCTAGGGCCATCTCAGCCGATTAGCCGGCGATGACGTAGCCGTCTTGATGAGGCCACAAGTACTCGTACGTCTCTGGTGCAGTCCCCGAGTCCTCTGGCCAGCCGAACTGATGGTACCACTCGTAGTTCTTGCACAGGAGTGCGGTCCGATGAGTAGAACATAGGCTGCTAAAGTACGTAGAGTCTTGCATCCACGGTGGGAGTCGATACTCGGAAGAGACACGACCCAGCGAGACTGCTAGATCGTACGTTCTGTACGTTTTCTCAAGAAGGGTTGATTTGTAGCCGCGTGATCGCCACTCGAAGTACGTAGCCGAGATGTACGAGACAAACACTGTCTCGTAGCCGCGCCACATTTTTACAACTGGGTGATTCACCCAGCCCTTAGGGTTTCGGTCGTTGCCCTCTGGGTCTAGGCCAGAGATTGTTAGCAAGCACTGCCATGCCTCAAGAGTCTGCTTATGCAGGCGCTTGTTGTCTAGTACTTTTGCTGTTGTCTCAAACGAGTCAGTCGAGACTAGAAATGATTGCATGCGTCGCTCCGTATTAGTTGACAGCTACTGTCTGCCGCCACTATATCAAATGGCGCTTTCTTTAGAACGACTTAGTCTTCTCGCTGGTAGAAGTTCTTCTTGACGAAGTTTCTACTAAAGCCCTTGTCAGTGTCGAGAAGGTACTCGCGATCACCAATCAATTCGCCCTGCGGACCGTTTGGCTGGCCGTCTAAGGCCGCTGAGCAGGCCTCTCCGATCCAGTTAGCCGCCTGCACCGCCACTGCCTTGCCCCAGGTCGCGCTCTGCGGGGTGTAGTCCTTCGCGGCGACGATTTCCCAATCATCGGGAAGGCCTTGAATTCTTGCCGCCTCCCTGTGAGTGATTCTTCTCGGCTGCGTTGGGTGCACGACGTGATCGAGCGCGCTACCGGTGAGCACGTGGCAGAAAGATTCAGCGTCCCATCTTGCTGGGAGTGAGAACCCCATGTAGAAGTCATTGGCGCGAATCTTGTCTTCTTTGTTGCTCCAGCTCTGTGGAAAGTACCCTCCGTTCATCTCGACGGCGAGCTTAAGAGCCTCGTTCATCTGCTTCATCGGCTTCCAACCATCGTTGCCGATGATGTCAAAGATTTCTTGAATTCTCTGCGACTCGAGATTTGTCTTGTTCATGTGACCGTCAACAGTACCGTCTTGGTTTCTGAGATCGGCAACGTACTTCGACCCGTCGTTGGAGTACGCCTGTCGGTCCCACGTGATCTCGCAGTGCTCGAGGTCGCCAATTACGTCTATCATTCTAGGCATCTCGCTAGGCGTCTCAGCGTGAGCGCCAAACGGCATGCCTTTTTCAACAGCAACCCAGAAGTACCGCATGCGATATGAGAATCCGCCGACCTGGAGATTGTTGTGCTTGACGTGATAGAGATCGTACTGCTTGCCTGAGAGATCCTCTACCATTTGACGATACTGATTCATCATTGGCCGTCCTTGAGTGTACGCTTGCTGCACACATTCAAAGACAATCATCTTCGGCTTGATGCGAGCTGCGTATCTCATGAACGCGCGAGTATGCTCGTGAGCCTTAGCATCAGGCCCGCGGTTTGCCGGGCCAGACCATAGAGACCATCCAGAGCACGGCGGGCAGCCGAGAACAATGTCTGCTTCCATATCAGGCCAGTCGCTCGGATCATCGGAGAATGACGAGTTCCACGAGTTGCCGAGATGATGTCTATTCACTTCTGCAACTGGATTACCGAAGTTCAACGTCCCAGTCCTTGCCAGCATCTCCATTCCGGAGTTTACAAAGCCAAGGCTCATGAAGCCAGCGAGGCCGTTGCAGTCGATAAACTTTTTCGTGCTCATGTCACTCTCCTGAGTCGATCAACCCGACCTCGTAACCGCACGCCGCGTACCCCGCGATGTCCGTCCAGGTGTCTGGTTGAAATCCGTAGTTGGAAGAAAATCGCGCGAGTTTTACTGCGATCATTGCCATTGCGACATCTTCTTTGCTGAAGTCTCTGTCAAAAATGACTGACCATAGTGACGCGATTCTTTGGAAATTGTCTTCCGGTCCGCCGTACTGAAGATCACGCTCTCCAGAGATAATTTTTGCTGCCTCCGAAAGCATCTTCTCTCTTGGAGACTCGCTCGTGGTTTCAATCTTTTTTGTCATTTTCCTCAGGTTTCTATATTAACTCGAGCGGTGCACACGGCCCTGTATTTTTCGTCAGTTTCTTCTAACTTGTCTATGTCAATCGAGCTGTCTCTTGGGAAGTCTTTTCCATTTGACAGCGACGCCCATTCTTCTCTAAGTTTTGATAGCAGCTCTTCGATGTCACTACCGACGGCTGTAAATCTTACTATTGCTCTCATAAAACGCTTACCTTCCGTTCAAGACGATGAGGAGCGTGCCTCGCGTCGTTGATATGTGGTGTCTTTAAGTCAATAGTGTGTACTCTTACGTCTCCGTCTTTTACTTCTCTTACTCGAACTAGCCGCCCGTTGTGCATTTTTCCAGCAGAAGTCGTGTACGCATCGAGCTTTACTCGCAGCACGTCACCTTGCTTGATTGTCTGGGCTGAAACATCAACCCACGCGAACTCAGACGACTCCATGACGCTGCGGGCACCCGTCTTCCTTACACGACGAGGTGTCGTAGTCGTCTAAGGCACGCGCGCACAGTTTGCACTTCATGCCATCATCAAGAACTCTGTACCCGGCCTTCTGTCTATTCGCGTTGATTTGCATCTTTGCGATGTACTCAGAATCAAGATCTTCATCAAGTGCACCAGCGGCGCAGAGAATGTTAGCGACAAAATGAAGAACGTCTACACATTCCTTGAGAATCTCGCGGCGATCAGCGTACGGCTCGTCGTGTTGCCAAGGCTTCCAAGAAATCGCCTTGCGAACCTCCGAGAGCTCGTCATCAATAGCAAGCATGTTCCAGCGGATGTACTCGATGAGCGCTCGAAGATCTTCTGGGCTGTCGCTATGAAACACGGAGTAATCTACACCGTAGACTTCTGATTGAAGCTTCTTTGTCTTTTCAAGCCACTGATTAAATAGAATGTTCATTAGAGTGAAAGCTCCTTAAATAGTCTAGATGTCTCTGTCTCTGCGTCTCTAATAGATAGAGAGTATTGCTCCAGTTGTTCTAATGCTAGAGAGTATCTCTCCGCTATGCTCATCGACTCGACGGCCTGTGGTATGGCAGACCATGACTGCCCGATAGAGATTGTATCTCGCCATTCTGTACAAATCGGGACTAGAGCTGCTAAAGATTGCACTAATCTGTACGTCCACCACGTAATTGAGTCGTTTTGCGGGCATATGATTGTTCCCGTGGATCTGCAAATTCTGTCTAGTGACACGGTGTCCGGCTGCATTCTTTTAATTTTGACCGGTTCCCAATCATATGAAAGAAGATTTTTCATTCTCTCAAACCAGCGCGTCTTGTGATTTTCTACAAGCCATAGCTTGCTTTTCTCCGCTGAAATTACTGCGTCAACTTCCTGCCTCGTGTATAGAGCATCGAAGTTGAACGGAACCATTCTCAGCGAGTCCTCCCCGAACAACTTTCTTGATACGTGAACGTCGTCTGTGAACGAGAACGCCGGGTACAGCACTCTGTAGTTTTTGTCTGAATACAGATACTCAGCAGACTCAGCGAGCCTGTCTACAATCTCACTTGAGCCAGAAACTTTAGAGTACTCGTTTCTATTCTTATAGATCGGCTTTTTCAACGACTCTGGCGTCTTTACAATCGCGCTCAGACTTTGACGTATCTTTGCCGGGTCAGGAGCGTCAATATAGAAGTGCAGTCGTTGATCGCCCTTTAGCATGCCGACGACGTTAAGAACGCCGTACGCGCAGTGAGAAGCAAGACTTAGAAGAGGAGAAAGACCGACAAGTATCGCATCGTATTCTTCAAAGTCGCTTTGCGCGTGAGAGACAGACGGCTTTATCCACGAAACACGGACGTCGTCTCCATACATAGTAGCAGCGTCGCTTAGACAGGCGACAAAGCTTAGTGACGATGAACTGCGCGATCTTGAGTACTGAGATGCTGTCATCCCAGTCACCGCGATGTTTTTCATCATCTACTTCCGTCTGGGTGTATCTTCAAACCTTTGTCTTCGTTGATCGCCCTAAGAACAATTCTTTCGCAGTGATCTACAAAAGAATCGTAGCTTGGCATGTACGGGCGAAGAGACTCGGCCTGCGCTCTGGCAGTTTCCTCGAGCTCAGCGTCGCTCATACTCTCGACTTGTTTGATTGTGATTTTGTACGCGTCACCGATAGGGTCGCCTTCGCCTTTATCTACTACAAGAATAGACCTAACTCGAGCGGCG